TTTACGGTCAATCTTGCCTGTAACTGCCATAGAAATGTCCTTTCTGCCTATAACTCTTAAAGGCTGTGTAGGTTAGCGACTATCTCCGATTGATAGCCGGTTAGTTGTTATATTTAAGTGATGTAATCACCATTTTTCCCAGTCATATTCGTATTTTACTGTGATTGGAAGCAACCAGTCCTGTACGCCGTTCTCCTGCGGCTCTGTTCCGTAGGAATTATCGCGAATGATGCGTTTTATCACTCGTCCTCTGGAAAGCTCTGGAAAAGCGGATAAGCGCGTCTCAGTGCCATCTACTGTGACTGGTTCCCGGCAAATCCACTTGCCAAGGTTGTCCAGAAACTTCTGAACAGATAGCTTCTGGCGCTCCTTTTCGGAAGCTGTACGGTAAACCATGATAAACGGATACTGGCACACCTGGTGCATTATTCCGCATACATCCTCTTTTTCTGAATAGATTAATGCTCCTGTATCCGCAAAGAATGAGATACCGCTATCGGTTCCCAGTTCCTCGTATTTGATTGTTTCGTTTTCATACAGTCCAGGATACTGATTCAGCAAAGCTTTCATGGCTTCTGTCAGAATCTCATACCCCTCTGCGTCCTTGCCGATCGGTTTATCCGCCATATTGCATCCTACTTTCCTAATATTTCAAAATGTGGAATCAGTGTATACGGACCGCCAACACTGGTGATCTTAAATACGTTATCCTTGTTCTCGTTCATGTACTGGTAGAATCCATTTCGATAATCACTGTCAGTTACCGTTCCGCCAGTCCACTCACCCTCCCAGAAGAACGACTCGTCCGAGAATGTGATAGTATCTTCCAGAGCATTGTTAATCTGCCTTTTCCACTCCTTCGAAGGCACCCATGGGAGAATCTTGCCATCTTTATCGGTAATGGTTATATCACCGTTCTGAACAGCATAACGAACGTGCAACTGTGCGTTGTCAGTTGCGTCTGGTCCGTACTTTTTAAGGATTGCTCCCTTGTCCGTAATGAGATCAACGCCGGATAGCACGTGAGGATACCAGTACGCATCTCCTGTCGTGGCTGATTCGTAATAGTCAAAAATCGTCACCGTTTTTTCGTACATGATACCCTCTCCTTAATATTATTCTTTCTGCGTTGTCTGCTTAATAATCTGATTCACGCCAGTAGCCGATAATCCGTTAAACATACCGACCGCAACCGCTGTGATATAATCCGTTGCCGGGAAGTCCGGGATAACTCCCATCCCGACAGCTCCGAGAATGCCACCAATAACCGCCATGATCACTGGAATCCATTCATCAGAGATTCTTTTTGATGCTTTACAGCCCATTCCTACGATGTAGCAAATCATAACGATTGCGATGCATGAGCCAAGTGTTGAAATGTCCATAATCATACCTCCAAATCAACTTTTTCCATAACTGCCCTTGCTTCCAGAACAGCAATATAATCAGTCATTGCTCTTACCTGCATATTATAAGTGCTTCTCGGACAAGTAGGAGTAAATGGGAGTTCACCTTTATCCCATTTTTCAAGCATATTCGCAAGTTTCTTATATCGAATAACCACCTGCATATACTCTGCCTTAAAGCGTTCCTTGTAATCTGCACTATTCATCATTTCAACGGTCTGTTTTAATTCCATCATTTCTATCACACTCCTGCATACAATATTGGTATCCCATCATCCGTCCTCACTCCCATCAGAAGCGGTAAAGCCGTCTTAAGAAGTAAGTCGTTCGTTTTCTGTACGTCCCCAGCGGCGGTATACACCGCACTCCATTCCTTTGCACTCGCTCCAATCTGCTGAGGCGTGGCGTAGGAAATGGATTCACTGCCAGAGGATACAGATGTTACAATGCCTGTCGCGCTACCACTGGACCCGATTGTGGTTGATACTCCACTAGCGGCGGCACTGGCAGCATTCTTTTCAGCAAGCTCAATCTGATACATTAATTCAGCTAATGAACAGACCGCCTTTTTGATACGCTTCTGTGAGCGTTCGTTTTCCGGCAGCCCGTCCACCAACCTGTCAAATGTCATTGTGTCCACAAAATCGCTGGCTCTTTCTGCCAGTCGTGGAAAATCGGTTTCTGGCACAACAGAGCCGAAGTATGAAGTTTTATAAAAATCATAATCTGCGTAAGCCATGCCAGTTACCTCCTACATTTATGATTTCGCTGTTACGCTTGCACTTCCGGCATTCAGCGCTTTGTATGTTCCATCACACTCAACCACTGTGATCTTCTGTCCGGTTGCCGCTGTGATATCGGCTTTTCCATCCCAAGTACTCCAGTTTCTGAGATTCTGTCCATATCCAACAGTTACTGCATCTGCTGCAACTTTGTATTTATACACATTGCCAGCGTTTTCTTTAGCCGGATTTACAGTGATTTTTGTATCACCAGTTGCTGTTCCTTCCGCAGATGTTACTGTCAGAGTGCCGAGCGTTGGTGTTTCGTCAATGGTAATTACTGCAATTGCATCAATGTACTCTGCAAAAAGAGTAAGTCCCATAACCGCAAACGCTTCGGATACTGCTGTGTGGTAGTTGCCCTGTGTATGGAATCCGATCAGGTTTGTTTCGCCAGATACGGTATACACAAGACCTGCTCTCGCAAAGTCAGACTCGTTCGGGTCTACATAGTAAAGTACGATGTTCTCAACAGGGGTAGCAATAACCTGTCCTCTCGGAATCTCGCTGTCGGACAGTAAGAAGATTGTATTGAATCCCATAAAGTCCTTCATGTACTGGAATCCGAACTGATTCTGAATAGTGATCTCAGCTGCTCCGAGATATTCATATACGTCCAGAATGTTGACAAATCCAACAACGCCAGTCACATTTCTGTGCATCTGTTTAAATTTGTTTTCAACACGACCCTTAGCCATTGCCAGAGCCATCTGGAATGTTGTTTCTGTGGAAGTAAGTGTACCGGTTTTCAGATAGTCATAGAATCTGCCGGTAACATCAGTCTGAAGCTGGAAAAGAAACTCGTCATCAGTCATCTGAACAGCGTTCTCATAACCGTGGTCCTTGATTGCTTCGATAGATACAGCCTTTGCGTACTTTTCGATAGTCATTTCCGCATAGGTCTTTTCTTTTACGGTAAACTTGCTGTAAGGGATTTCCTCACCCTCACCAACATTTCCACGCTGTAAAGTACCCTCTGCGTATTTGGACTTGAGTACAGCACCCGGCTGTTTTTTGATAGGTCTCATGATACCCAGAATATCGCGTAAGTGCTGCCAGTTTCTTTCGAATCTGGTTACAAAGTCAATCTCACGCGCTGTGACCTGAATATCATTACTCATAATAAGATTAGCTTTTGCTGCCATATAAAAAATCCTTTCTACCCATAACTATTAAGGTATTGGGTTAGCGGCTATACTCTGGTGTATAGTCGGTGTAAAAATCACTGGAATAACTGGATATTCTGAGCAATTGCAGCCTGCCTTTCGGATGGGTCTTTGATTGCTTCAATATCCTTCTTTGTCATGCTTCCTGGTGTCTGCTGCTGCCCAACATGTGTTGTAAATCTTGCCTGATGCTGCTGAGCCTGCTGCTGAGATTCATCCACGAAAGCGGATGCGTCAGACTGTTTCATCTGCTCAATCAGATCATTTAATCCGAGAATTTTGCCGCCTTTCAGTTTGAGGCCTGCTTCCTTGATGTCTGCCATAACAGATTTCTTTGCAGCTTCACTGGAAAACTTAACATCATCGAGTGCTGATTTCAGAGCATCTGAGAAATCACGGTCGTAGATTTTTGCATTGAATTCTTTCTCTGCATCCTCGGCTTTTTTCTTCCATCCAGCAAGCTCTGTCTGAATGTTTGCCGGGTCGATACCGTCAAAACCTTTCAGAGTTTCTTCTGCTGTCTCAGCACGTTCCTTCCAGCTGTCGCGTTCTCCTTCGACTTTCGACAGAGTTTTCGCTACTTCTTTAGCATTCTTGTAATGCTCAGAGAGTGCTTTCTTCACATCTGCCTGTTTATCTTCCGGGATTTCAATTCCAAATGATTTTAATGTGTCAATAAGTTTCTGCATAACATCCTCCTGGTCGTGTTTATTGACCTGCCGCCGCAGGTAAATGGATTAAGCCAGTTAGACCACTGGCAAGGTAATTGGAAAGGCAGGAATCGAACCTGTGACACATAGCTTACAAGACTACTGCTCTACCACTGAGCTACATTCCATTAACCCGGATTCCCGGGTTAGCAAGGTATTTAACGTGTTATGCCTGCCACGAGTTGTTTCGGATATTTATTTTTTTTAAAAGAAAAGTATAAATAACAAAAACCTTAATCAAGGAGGTGAGCCATCTTGCGTGCCAGACGGCAAATACGCACGACAGGATTCGGACCTGTTTAACTTTCCATTAAAGCGTGCGCACCAGCTACTAAATTAAAGAAAGGAGGATTAAAACGAAAATGTCAAAACAACCGTTTTACTTGTGCTTCCTGCTGCACAATTACATTATAACAGATTTCTTTTAACTACCTCTCTACCACTTTTTGCGTTTTTAAAGCATATCCCGAAGTTTTTCTACGTATCTCTTGACAAGATCGCGTTCCTCCCGGCACTCCGCATCTTTAGACATATCGCTCATTTCTGTTGTGAGCTCGTCCAGATGTTCTTCCAGAGCGGCAAGCATCTTCCTCTTGCAGTCTTCAGACTTGCCGGAACGATAGCTTTGCTTCTGCGTCATATAGTCATCGTAAGCGTCTCGCCCATCAGAGCGACTGTAATGTCCTCTGACATAATGTTCACCACGTCTGGCATAAGAATTGCCCCTGTCGTAATCCGGCATCATTCTGCCATCATTTGCGCTGTATCTCCCCATGCTGTCACGTTTTCTTCCGCGCTCGCTGTAATCGTCATTGTATCCGCTACGCATTTCATCAAGGACAGCGTTGTAATACTCCGCTTTCTTATCCCAGTACTGCGTGTTCTTTATATCTTTGTACATATCAATCAGCTTGTATGTCATTTCCAGATTTCCAGTGGTCAGTCCACTGTCAGCGATCTTGGAAAGCTCATCTTCGATTCTTGCGCATAAGTCTTTAATATCTCTCATAATCACACCTCCTACGCTTCTCTAGTCACGACAATATTTGCGTTCGCAACAGAAATAGCCTGATCGCTTGTATTCTCTACTGCGATGTTAACGCAACATCCACGAGGTACATCAATATAAATGCCAGAGGACACATTATTATACTGGTCTACTGCTGCCGGTGTGGAAATCATCTGTGAAGATAATACAGGTTCGCCAGAGATTGCAATAGCCAGAGAAATAGCTCCGACAGTACCGCCCGTTGGAATTGCGATATTACCAGAAAAGTCCACGAAGAATCTAGCTTTACACTGATTGGTTAAACCTCTCAGTGTAATGATTCCGCTTCCCTCTCTGTGCTGAATGCAGTTAGACCCTTTAACTGCTGTGTTTGAAAATACTACGTTTCCATTTGCTGCTACAGTCTGAGCAGCTACATTTGTAAATTCTGCCATAAAAATACTCCTTTCATATCACAAAAGGACAGGTCTCAGCCTGCCCCTCTGTGTAATACGGCATAAGCCGACATCCGAATCGATCGAAAGATACTCTCGATATGAAGTTATCAGCAATTACATCCAGTGTTGCATCCGCATCCGTAATATGTGTTCGGATTAGGAACCTGATATGCCGGAATCGGTGCCGGATTAATCGCATTAATAAGCTGCTGTGTCTGTGAAGCCATTGCAGTTGTGAGAAGTGCGCTCTGGCGGTCCTGAGAAGCAGCGCGTCTGAGATCATTGTTTTCAGCCTGCAAGTTAGAAATTTTTTCATTGCAAAGATAATCAAGAATGGCTCTTGTTCCAGCGTTCTGGCTGTCAATAATGTCTCTTGTGTTGTTGTTCATGGTGTTCTGTAATGCACAGGTGTTCTGCGCCATGTTGTAGTTCACGCCCTGAATAGCTTCCCTGGTTTCGCAACAGCAGTTCGCAAGCTGAGCCTGGAGTGCATTGGCGTTCTGCATATTCGCTACAGTATCGGCATTAATAGCCTGCTGAATGCCGAAGCCAGTCTGCATGATGTTTGTGTTGATTCCATTAAAACCGGTAAGCATACCGTTATTCATGGCATAGAAGCCATCACAGAGACCACTGTTGATTCCGTCAAGTTTGCTGATTACTGCGGAATTATCAAATCCTCTCTGAATATCTGCCTGAGTAGCTGCTGTGGCTACATATCCGCTGCCGTTTCCATTATTGCCCCAGCCGTTGTTTCCCCATCCGAAGAAAGCAAAAATGAATAAAACAATAATCCACCAGCTACCATCTCCACCAAACATGCCGTCATTATTTCTACCATTTCCAGTAGCAGCGGCAATATCTGCTAAGCTATAATTTCCATCCATAATATAATCTCCTTTTTGTGTATTTACATCAATCTGGCCAGATTGTAATGTACTATTTCATTCCTTTCAACATGTGCTGGAATTGTCCTGCCATCTGTTGAACTTGATTGAGCTGCTGTTGAGAAATCTTTCCAGACTGCAACATTTTCTCGACTTCTGCTTTCGGATCTCCCTTAAAATTCTGTTTAAACTGCATAAACTGCTGTATCATCTGCATTGGTCCGTTTCCCTGCGGCGTCCCACCGCCAAGTGCGTTAAATAATGGATTACTCATCTGCATTTCCTCCCTTGGTCGCTGATTCCTGTGCGGTATTAGCCCTAACAGGTTCAGAAAATGAATTTAATCGGTTTATAATAGCTTCGTATTTGCCTTTCAAATCATCGTATTCCTGTCGAGTAACATATTTACTGTCCATGTTCTGAACAGGCTGTTTAGGCGGCATCTGAGAGCCTATCTCGTGGTATTCAAATGTCCGCAGTGGCTGTGGCATACCGGATACATCTGTGGATTTTATGTAGAACTTTTCACTCTCTGAATCCATCAGTAAAACGCTTGTCCCAGGTGCTACCAGATAGGATTTTGCGCCGACTTCGCCGGATACCCACAGGATACCACTATTATTCTGTTGTGGTTGCTGTACTGGTTGAGCTGGAATCTGGACAGGCTGTTGCTGAAACTGGTTCATCTGCCCAGGAACACCAAAACTATATTGATAAGGATTGTTATATAATGCCATCTTATACACCGCCTTTCTGATTATATTTTTACATAAAAAAAGAACCGGAAACAGGTCGTTTCTGGCTCTAATTAGTATCCAAAAAGTATCAACACACTTTAATTATTTTATTGTTCACCCTCCGGCTTAATCGCTTCGCTGTAGATACACTCACGTTCATTTGCTCAGCGCAGTATTCAAGAGTGCGCTCCTGACATCTCAGCCGGAACAGTCTTTCTTCGTCCGGCGTAAAATTGCACTCTGTCAAGAACCTGTCTATATCTTTCTTTGTGAACACATATAATTTCATGAGCATACCCCTTATCAATGCTAACGTTGATTCTGTGCAAGATACTCCGTGAGCTTCTGCTTTGTTTTTTTTAATTCCTCAACATTATTTCCACTAATCTGACTATCCAGCATGGTTGATAGCACTTCCAGAATCAATGAATCACGTTCCGCAATCCTCTGAAGACTCTCGTAATCTCGCTTATCATGTTCTTCCAGTGTCTCAACTCGCTTGTTGAGTCGAAATGCCGGAGTAATCCATTTAAAAACAACAGCTGCTGCCCCTCCAATAATTGATACTCCTCCACAGATTGAAAGAAAAAACTGAATAAATTCCTGTATGCTCATTTAGCTACTCCTTTTCCCAGTAATATACCGGGACTTCATTTCCGGAATCCCATGTATCATAATATTTACCATCTTGTACTGTCACCACATGACCATCTATGCAAAGAATGTATGTACCAGTAGGATAATCTGCGCAGAAATCATTGACTGTATAAATATACCTCTCTGACTGTTCCACAAGCTTTCTGTGATATCCATGCCTTGCCAAATATGATCCCCATACATAGTTGGCACTTGGCATATCTGATAGTGAGCAAGCATATACCATTAATCCTGTAAATACCGTCTCCCAGTCAAGCTCTAATGCCTTGCATATTGCCCGGACAGCACAGTCGCCTACACGATTCCCGGCTGGATTCGGATTAAAATATACCCATCTTTCCATATCTACCTCACTTTGCCCTCATAAATCTTTTTGCTCCTGCATTTGCCCTGGACTGCTGCTTATATCCAAAGTCTGCTATCTTGTTGCGGTAATATTGTGCTGCAAGATTGTTTTCCTCACAGAATTTATTATACTCCTTATTCTGTTCAGTCAGCTTAAAAGCCATTCGATCATATTCTGATCTTAGTTTTTCTTTTTCAGAATCCGGTATATCGTCTGAGTTGATTTCTTCGTTCTTCATTATCAGCTTGCGTTTAGTCGCTCTGATTGAACGCTCCATTGCTCGTTGCTTCTGGGTATCTTCGTAGATTTTCTTATTCTCCTCAGAATCAATCTTGTGTTCGTCCACCCATGGATTCCGCAGCCCTTTCGCCCATGGTTGGTGAGAGTGGCGGCAGTTATAACCATGCAGTCCATGCAGATCCACAACGGTTCCCTGTCCGGTCTTCGGGCTTATATCGTATCCAGTGCTTTCCAAAAGATTAGGATATCCCGGTTCCGATCCAACTATTGAGTAAGGCTTTCCCTGCCAGGATGAATGATCTCCGCAAGGCGGCTGTCCTTTCTGCGCTGTTCTGGCTCCCAGATGGGCTGATACAAGGACATAATTTGTCTTCGCTTGCACAATATACTGATTAGTGATCTGCGCCGCTGTCTGGTTCATCGACGTTACCACGCAGCACCTCACAGCTGCTTCAAGGGTTCTTTTTGCGCCGCTTGTTGGATAATCCACCATAATTCCTTTTTGTGCATAATTGTCCAACACATCACAAATTGCAGAGGTGTATGATTGCGCACCTGAAGCAACACGGATTTCGGCTTTGTCCAGCAGATTAATTAGATCACGTTGAGATTGATTTATTGTAGTCCTGCTAAGGTTGCTAAGCTCTCCCAATGTTTTTTTGAATTCTGCATCCATCACCGCTATCACTTCTGGATTCTCCAATGGTGGACTTATATTCTCATCAATCCCTAAAAGGATATCTTTATCATTATTCCAAGATGTCATCACGGCATTTTGCAGGATTCGTCTAAGCTCTGGCTGTGTCATTTTTGTAAGCTTCTGCAGTTTCTGTTCAATGGCAACTCTGCTTTCTCCCATTTGCGTGAGCTTCCAGATTAGCCGATCAGCTGTGGCAGTCATGCCGCCAGTTTGAAGAATGCGCCTGGAAATGTCCGTCATTATAAAATCTTCCAGTTCCTGGTAAATCGCAAGGATCCCTTTTTCTTTTCCGTGAAAATACTCTGGTGGAAGCATTATTTACCACCTGCCGTTCTTTTTACCAGCCTTGTCCAATCCGATAAATGCTGGGCTTTTGCTCTTTCAAACCATTCTGCCCCTGCTTCTATATGCGGTGCTTTACTATATTGCAATCGTCTTCCGGTTGGGCTTTTACTTGGTGGAGACATCCATCCAATGATATTCCCCTGTGCATCTTTCTTTGGGATGTTCGGTCCGTACACCTCACCCATGTACAAATAATGAGCATAAGGCACATTTCTGTTTCCCCACTTGATTTCACCGCCGTCAATACCCTGCGGATATGATACACTTTCCACCAACGCTCCCTGTTGGAATGGCATAAGTGGAATGCAGTCTTCTACTATTTGCTCATTCAGTTTCTTCTGAGCTTCTTTCAAATTGCCATCAATCCGCTTTGTATCAAATTTGATATGTACGTTTCCAACATGATTATTAATCTTCATAGGCTATTCATCCCCAAATAATCCACTTGCTTTGTTTTCCGCATTTGCTTCATCTGCGAGAGCTTTCGCATCCTCTTCGCTGAATCCTTCAAATTTTACCAGATAGTACCAGAACGGAACTCTTCCGGTGTTTGCATAGCCAAGCCAAGTCTGCTTATCTTCTGCAAAGGAGTATGTGATGTCTCCAAAATCATAGTTAATTTCATAAACTCCTACCGGTGCAAGTCCGTACAGATCAGCGTGGACATTTAGTGCGTAGATTACTTGATCTAAACAGGATTCCAGTTTGTCCCTTACATCCTTGATAAACTGTATTGTCCTCTGCTGTTCTGCTTCTACTCCTGTGGCTGTCTGTATGCCGCTTGTTTCGTTAAAAACGAAATATCCGTTGGAGAATCCAATCTTGTACCCCAACTGGCTTAAAAGGGCATTTATGCCGCTTATACGGGTATCTGTGTTGAGAATTGGATTGATTTCCTGGTAAAACTCTTTTTCATCCTGTCCGAATACATTTTTTACATAATCCGGCAAGCTCATTTCTGAACATCTATGTTCCATTGCCTGTGGTGTCATAGCGGAGACAGGTGAACCACTCGGCATCAACAATCTGTCATCTGCTAGAACAGTCCGCTTAGAATCAAGGATTTCTTTTGCATTTCGGCTGTATGCAATGTCCAGGTCTTTTAATTCTTCTATAGCTTCCGCAAATATCGGAAGTCCCAGTGGCGTGCTAATATCCACATTGTTAGCCTGTGGTGTCCGAAGTACTCCGTACAATGGTCCGTCCAGTTTCTCACCGTTTGCTTTGAGAATCGGCGGTGTATCTGCCATAAGATCAGCCCACTTGGTTTGTTTGAGGTTAATCTTGTCTCCGATGCTTTGAGGAGATTTTGATACATAAGCTCTGTTTGAAACATAATACGGATAGGTTGTCACTCCGTCCACGGTGGTCTCGACAAATCTATGATATTCGAGCCTTGTGTAGTATTTTCTTCCGACAGTATAAGAATCCTTGAATATAATTCCTTTGATTTCTTGGCTGTCGTAATCCACGATCATCACATCTGCCGGAGTGAATACGTCAAGGCTCTCGCCGTTCGGCTTAATGAACACGGTTCCGTAAGCGCAGCCATATTCCACCCAGTGCCGAATCTGGAAGTATACCTTGTCAATCTGCTCCTGCAACCACGTAGCCCTTGCAGAGCCGTCTATCTGAATACCAATCGCCAATGTTGCGAGCCGTGCTGTTTCTGAGCAGACGGATTTTGCAAAATTAATCGTCTTGATGTTATTTTTATCATCTAACCAGTATGGAACGCCTCGATATATGTTTGCACATTTATTAATCAACGATTCCATCTCTGGGAACTCTGCTGCCTGGATATTGAAATCCTCTTCGGCTTGTTTTTTGAATATCATGTTAAACCACCTTTTTAGTGTTGTTATAAGTCCCATTTAGTCACCTGTCGCAATCTTCTTTCCACACGTCGGACAATAATTAAGATCAAACGGTCTGGAAGTAATGCTTCCTTTTCGGTCTTTCATGTACATGTACAGCATACAGCCGTATATATATTTGTTCTTCTTGCGTTCTGGATTATCATGGCATTCTTTCCAAGAAGCTAATTCATCACAAAATTTACACATTATGCGCTGTTCCCCCTTCTCATGGACAATGGACTGGTTGCGTATCTGAGAGAATCTATCCAGTGATCGTTGCCATCTGGATAATCTGCAATCACTTCTCCATTGCTATCTACTTCATGCTCATAATTGATAATTTCCTTGTATGCTCTAGGCGTTCGTTCCGGATCAATGACTAATGTTCGGCACTGTAACCACTCAAAAGTATATTTGCGGCTTCCCGGTGTAACAATGGCCCTACGTGCTGGAAGCCCTGCATCTCGGAAGTCAATAATACTTTCTTCTTCATCAACTCCGCAAGATATTGAATAATCATCATATCCTTTTTTCTTTATCTGGTTAGCCATTTCCTTGTTTCTTATCTTGGAGCCTCCAAGTTCGTCTAATAAAAAAACTTTTTCCTGATTAGGAACATAAGCTACACGGAGAAATGCTTTAGGATCTGGATACCACCCCCAGTCCTGTCCCTGGTAGATACTTTGAAAGCTCTGAATCTCTTCATCTGTAATTTTTCGAATTTCTAACAGTTCGAAAATATTTGTTCCAAGTCCAACAGGAAGACCGAGATATTCATGGTCGTAAGCTCTCTGATTTGTTTTCTTCAGATGCTCTGCATCATCAATAAATTGCTGACCAAGCCATTCAACAGGAACTGATCTATAATCGCTCTTGTGTCTGTAGCTGTCAACTCTCGGTTCCTCCACATACACGTTCGCCCAGTTGCTCCGGCTGATCGGTGGATTAAATGTCTTAAATACTTCAAATTTGCTTCCACCACGAAGTACAGACTGTTGAACTGTACGGATTTCTTCAATTCCGGCAAACTCATCAAGCTCCTCAAACCAAAGGTACTTGAAATATCCTTTTTTTACTTTTATGGACTTTGTTTTCTTAGCTTTATCCAGTCCTCTGAATATGATCTTTTGTCCTGTTGGCTTATACACATATTGCATAGGACTTAAACTGTCAGCCCATAAATCACTTGCTCCAAGCGCATCAATTCCCCATGCGATCTGTTCATACACGGATTCTCTGAGCGTATTACCGACTTTCCGAAAGATTACAGCATTTGACATTAAGCCATTCTCTGCATCCTGCATCATCTGAAACGGAATCATGCCGCCTACAAAAGATGATTTTGTGGATCCACGTCCACCGTACAGATCATAGTAAGTGTGTTTACCATCTAAAATATCCCAAAACACATTGTAAAATGCTGGTGCCACAATCTCATTCAGTTTGATAGCGTTACTTTCCATCCTGTTTCTCCGGTCTTGGAATATTGTTCACAATCGTAATCTTTCCGTCTCCGAAATCATCATTTTTCTTGTCAGCGTCCCAACCCTTGAAGTTGTTTCTAAGGCTAAACTGAGCACCATTGGAACCGTCACGATCAAACAATCTTTCCTCTGCGTACTGCTCTACCATACTCTTCGCGCGCGTTATCGTGTTACAAAATTCCTCTTTTCCTTGATATCTTAATAAATCCAATCTACTTGTAAATCCTAATGCAAGAGCTAAACCAGTTACTGTTGGAGGCTTTCGATTAATAACCACCGGATTTCCAAATTTATTCAATACAGTTTTTCCATTATCATCTTTTAATATTTCACCTTCACATTCTTTGAAATATGTGTCAATTTTTTCTTCAATTTCGTTCACCGTCTTATATATTGGTGGTCTTCCTACCTGTTTTCCCACGTTCTCACCTCCAAACAAAAATTCTGCCACATACGGTACATAGCTATAGATATATACTATATTACCATACATGGCAGAAAAATTTGTCCCCACATTTTAATATTAATTGTAGTATTATATTTCTCTTAGTTTTCTTAGAATATCATAAAACATAGCCATTGCCTTGCGCTTGTATGCGTAGAAATCATCTCGCTTTGCCGGTATGTACTTCGTCTTCATAATACGGTCATAGGATTTGTTTGCTACAATAGATTCGTACACCAAAAGTTCAATTCCTGGAGGGCAAGAACTTATGCAGCAGTGTAAAATATCGTGTCTCTGCTCTTGTGTAGCTTTCTGGCATATATCCTTTAAACGGTTAATATCTTCTGGATATACGCCAAAATCAACAAGTGACTTTTGCCTTGTACGCATATCATCACCGCCTTTTTATTGCTATTTACGCTTGCCGCCAAAATGTGCAACCAAGAAAATAGTGCCAAATGATCCGAATATTATTCCAAATGTAAATGCTATTAAACTATCAATCATTCTTCTTCATCTCCTCCAACTTCTTCTCAGCTGCTTCACGGGTGAGGAATAAAAATTCGCCAAGACAATTATAATAGCTTTTAATCGAAATATATTGCAAATCAACTTCGGCTATATAATATTCTTTCCTGATATCACATTCACATTTGCAATCATAGATTTCACATTTATTATTTTCCTCACCGTATTCTGTGCATTTCCATCTATAATTTACTTGATACAATATTCTGTTTAAATCATCTGGCAATCTCACAAGCAAGCCCTGTTCTTCTAAGTCTTCATAATCGGCAAGTTTTTTAAACACTTGTTGGATATAGCAATTCTTGCATCCATCTACTACGTATTTACAAAATGCTTCGCAAGTTTTATTCCCAACGCCAATGATATATGTGCATTCATCGTCTGAATAATCTGTTAATCTCTCCATCTACTTCACCTCTCCTGTAATAATTCTGGATTATCGAAAATATTTCCAATAACTTCAATTTCATCACAACATAGTAAATATTCATAATTCGTTCCGTAATTTTCTTCACCTTTGGTCGCTTTAAAATCTAATTCAGAGTTATCCCAAACTATCTGATAAATATGTTCTTCACCATTATAAACAAGCCAAACAACATTGTTCTCCCAGATCCTCTTACCGTTCTTGTCAGTCTCCCCCGTGAACTGGCAGAGGGTTTCTGGATCGACTTCAAGCCACCTAATTACAGGAGTACAAAAAACCTCAAATATATCATCAATGCCAATGGATATATCAATTCCAATGAATGTCTTGCCCTTGCTTTCCGTATAATATCCCTCAACCCATTCGCCGTTATCAATCCGTTTTCCCTTGAAAAGAATTTCTCTCATTCAGCTCCACCACCTTTCACAATTTGCATAACCGTCTTATATAGCGCAGCATTTCTTCCAACCAGTTTTGTTATGTATACGTCCAACTGTTCCACAACCTTGTCCACATCAAAAGCTGTCGGCTGTTCATCAATAACCTGTCCTAATGTCTTCTTACCTGTTGTATAATCTTTACATAATGCGTGAATCAATTTATCATCATCTATTAGTCTAGCCATGTTTTCTCCTTACATTCCTTATCAAATCTTTACCTCTGTCACCACGACAATATCTATTATTAATAGTGCTCCTTTTTATGCTAGTAATTTTAGACCATTCGGATATTGTGTGGGTTTCTCCATTAATTTCAACATACAGAGTATTCCTTCTATTATTTGCTTGCTCTTCTGGCGTAGCCCATCTACAATTATCTGGCTCATAATTCCCATTTACATCTATTCGGTCTAACGAAAGCCCTTTTTTATATCCGCTTATATTAACCCAATTTTCAAATTTTTCGATATCTTTCCACTCTTCGCAGACAACAATACCTCTCCCACCATAAAACGGATAATTATGTGCTTCCTTTCTATAGCAACGTTCAATCATGCTTTTATAGCTTCCGTACCAGCTTTTATTGTAAAATGCTTTACCTTCAATCAGTCTCATAATCTTCACATTCCTCCGCATATTCGTAACTGTCCATATCATCACATCTGCACTGACAGGAATCCTGCTTAGTACAGCAGATGCAACACTGTGTTTCACCATCCGGGTAGTCTAATTTACATCTTCCCATTTAGTCCTCCTTATATGGTTCTGGATAGTCCATCCATGCAACTACTGTTCCGCCTAAAACTTTTTTATCCGTTTTCCAAATTCCATCAGTAGTATGTGCCTGCTCTACTAACACTGTCCCATCATCGAACACAGTGGTAGCAATCACATATTTAGATGTTTTTTCGAACATTCCTCTTTTCCAGTTATCCGTTCCTTTAAACTTTGCAAATATGGAATCGTGTTCTTCCGGCATCCTCTCACTGACTGGAATCCATCCATTTTCTTTCTCGTCCTGTTCAAAATCATTCAGAAGAGTATTCACAATATCCAGCGCACTCCCTGGAAGCCCATGCTTATACTGTGATTTCTTTTCTATCTCAGCTTTGTATTGTTCTAATCTGGTTCGTACTCTGCTCATACAACCACCTCTTCAAAATGCTCATTTAGTATTTCTTGTGATATCTCAATCCATCTGTTAACATTTACTCCGTCAAGATGGATTTCTCCATCAATAATTTTTTCATTTCCTACTTCGTAAACTTCGCCAACCTCAATTTCCATGTATCCGTCAACGTAAAATCCATCACCATCGTATGTATCTAACGTGAACGCTTTCACGCATTTATACTTCATGCTTCCACCTCGCTATCCTCTGGCATCTGGAACGTCATTCCTTTTTTGAGCATTTCTCCAAGTTCTCCCGCATGTGCTTTGTTTTCTTCCGTTTTTGGCTTCATACTTAATATCCTACATACTTCTGGAATTACATATTTTGTGTATTCCGAATCTCCATAGGCTTCCTGGATCATATCCAGTACTTTCATGGCTTTTTCTTTGGTGGAATATTTTCCTAAAATAAAATATCCTCCACTTCTCTGTGCATCCTGCAAACTCCAACATATAATATTCAATGAATCTGGGAGTTTCAGATTGATTACAATGTTTTCAAACTTTACCAGTGCTGTTTTATCCTGACTTCTGATTAACATTTTTCTTCCTCCTTGTAATTCTCAATTGCAGCTATCCTATCTTCGTACACGGCAATTTCTTTTTTTAATCTACTTATCTCGGCATTGTATTTTTTTAAGAATTTATCTTTCGCAAATTGATAGTTTGGTTCTTCTAGCACAATGTACGGCGACGAAGAATCCGAAATTTTTCCAACATCATCCTTCTTTACGCGTCCAATATAAAGCCCTTCTGGAAACTTGGTTAATGCTATATAAGTTTTTGGTTTCTCGATTACCTCGCATTCTTCAACTCTGATTTTGAAAACGGGTTTCTCAAATGTTCTGGTTTCTAAATTAATTTTTCTGTAGCAATCTAAAATGTAGAAATACAATCTCATTTTATGTCCTCCTGTTTCTTAAAATCCATCTTCAAGTCATAAACAAACTGGCAAAGTTTCTCTGCGATTTCATCTGCATTTTCTACATTCGCAAGCTGTCTGACATACTGCTTACCACATATAACGCAAGTTAATTTTCTGATTGTTTCCCAAACCTGCCATGAAATAATGGTGGAACCAAAAGCATCCGTCATTAGAGAATCTCTTCCGTTTCCGTTGTCGTCTCTGAACCACTTTTCTCTCGGCGCTTTTAATGTGGTTGCAACATCTTCTCTGGTAAGGCAACCTTTGTATTTTTCGTCAATGCGCTTTTCCAGCTCGTCCAGAAGTTCCTTCTTTTCCTGTTCTGTCATTACGTCCTCCTAATATCTGTCAAATTCAATATTTGTGTCCGAATAGAATTTATACGCATCTTCTCTGATTTTCTTAACCTCGCACATAACAACTTCTTTCGCTTTACTGACAGCTTCGCCAAAATCTTCTGTTCCAAGATTGTGGTCGAAAATATCCAATACACTACAGTTGAGAAACAGTGCATCTCCGCAACCAACGTATTTGTGGATAACGATTCCTAAAGAATTGTATTTCAAGGTGAAAATACTCCCGGTTTCGGGCTCCTCTTCGTACTTGGCATTACTTTTGAATTTCATTTTGTGTCCTCCTTATCACTTACTCTTCGATTCCACTGTTCTGTAGCTTCTTCCTCTGTTTCTCTCCAACGTTCCACCATTCCATCACATTCTGTGCAAGCTACAAGATATTCTTTTCTCGAATTTTCATATTCACTAATCAGCATTTCTGCCTTTCCTCCGCAAAACGGACAAGGTTTTAATTTCTCCATTTCTCATTCTCCTTTCACCAATGTAAGCAACTGACACGCTATTGTGCAGTGATACATGATTAATTGGTCTCTACCTTTGAATAACTCAATCTATACGCCCTCTGCTCTGTTGGGTCCTCGCTAACAAGCAATCCATTGTCTAGGAGCGAATTAAAGTGTTTTCTGGCGGTAGCCATTGAAATGTCTAATCCATCTGCGATATTTCTTGTAGACGGCATATAGTGATGTTTGCGGTAATATTTCAGGATAAAATGATATACCGATTTATACATCTCCTGTCCCTCTTTGTGTTTGCGCTCTGTATTGTATTTTCCCATCAATAACACCTCGCTTAATCGTTAATACGGAATCTCAAATCAAGATTCAGTTCCTCTTTGATTGATCTTCTGTAATCCTCCCAGGTCGCCATATCATCCATCAGATAATCAGTCCCCCTGTCCATGCCGTCCATAAACTTCTGGCAACGTTTCTGTCCGAATCCGAAGTCATCATGCAAAACGGCAATTCCAAGGATTGTAAATGTATCAAGTGTCATTTCTTTGATTTTCTGTGCAGCTTTATCCAGGTCCTTACTGGCTAAAGAGGTATGTACTCCTGTAATGCCCCGGAATTTTATTTCCCTCTCAAGCGCTTCTATACCGCCATCTCTAACGATTCTGAGCGCCAAACCAAGACCATCCTCTCTTCCTCGCTCATACTCCTTCATTTTGTTCATTGATTTTCTCCTTGTTCAGATTTTTAGCTTTCTTATGCATCTTGTCTAGATAATCCGCATAGGCTGTAAGCATGTGATCCACAAAGCCGTTTTTATTATATTTGTCTGATACAACGTGTATCTGCTCAACTACCTGCTGCCAGTATTCGTCCTTTTCTTCTATTCCGGCGGTCTGAAGGACCAGTGCCGGAAAGTCGATTTGTAAAAACTTTATGGTGTTCGGTATCTGCTCATGCGTCACTCTCATACTTATACACCTTCTTCTACCTCAAAACTCTGTTCAAGAAGTCGCTCGTTATCTTTGCTAAACGCCTTTATATAGCTCTGTTTTATCGGTCTGATAAAATGTATGCCATTAGCGGATTTCGCCCGGGAAACAGATACATAGAACTGCCCAGGATCCCAACAACAAGGATCAATATTAATCTTTTCAAATGTCTGTCCCTGTGATTTATGAATACTGATTGCCCAGGCAAGTTTTACCGGGAACTGAGAGAACGATCCAAATTTCTTACGGACAATCTTCTCTTTCACGATCTTCTGACCATTCTTTTCTTGTTCAGATTCCTCAATAACCTGTTTCTCAATGTCTTTACTGTATCTGTACAAGTTAACTGTTTTACCCTTATCAGTCTTGATAACCAGATAGGATTCTTCAAATTCTCCGTTGTCCACAATTTTCTGAATAATGCCAATCGTTCCATTGACGTAGTTTCCAGACAGATCATTGACTGTAATCATCACTTTTGCACCGATGTTAAGAATTAAGTCCTCTCTGGCAAATGCAATATTCTTAATATCAGCAGACGTTAATTCTCCGTCAACTGCTGCATGAAACACTTTTTCGGTCTTTTTATCCAGTTTTCCGAGAAAAGTATTATTAATCCGATCAGCTTCTGCATTAGTACCAACCAAGAACGGTGCTTCCGGTATAACCTTGTCCGATTCGTTATTTTCCAGATATGCAATGGATTTTCTAATATTGTTGCCATATTTAATATCATTCAGCACATACTTAAACCCCTCATCATTCTGCCTGCATACTTCATCAAGCTTGATATATTCAAACCCCATTTCTTTCCAGTATTCAGACATGAAAGCATATCCGTGTTCGTACTTTCCACCCTTTCCGTAATCAGATCCATACATCCGGCAGAGGATTTTACGATCATCTGTCGGAATAACTGGTGGAAGCTGGTAGAAATCCCCGATTACGATCAGTTGAACGTCTTCTTTATCCTCTCCGCTCAAAAGTCTATCAACCGCTCTCTCTTCATTTTCTATAATGATCGCCTTCGCAATCATATTAAACAGGTCGAACCGGCACATGCTGATCTCGTCAATAATAAGAATATCCGCTTCCTTCAACAGTTCAGCTCTGGATTTCACTTTTTTCTTGTAATCCTCAAATTTGATTGAGATATTCAATGCATGATGCACGGTAGTCGCTCCATATCCGATATTGTCCGCAGCTATTCCGGTAGTAGCAGATACCAGAACACTTTTACCAGCTTTTTCCGCCTCATCAATAAACGTTTGGATAACCGTTGTTTTACCTGTTCCTGCATCTCCTGTAAGGAAAACATTACTGCCAGACAACATTGTGTCCAATGCGTACCGCTGTTTTTTATTAAGCTTCTCTTTTTCCATTTTTGTAACCACTCCTTATGCCTTAGTAACCAATTGTAACAATCTGAATTTTCATGCAATTTAATTTTATTTTTTAATTTGTGTAATCATTTTATTTTTGTAACCAATGTGTAACCAACTTTTCAACCACCTTGGTTACACCGCAAACCCTTATTTTATGCGGGTTTCAGAGTTATGTAACCGTGTAACCAATGTAACCAAGGTTTTCTTATAGGAGATTGCAATGTATATATGATTTTTTTATATATTTTTTTATTCCCTATACACATGCTTTTCCGCGGGTTACATGGTTACATGGTTACAAATCACGAAAACGGAACACTTGTTCCAGTATTAGCAGGTATAAAATCAGCTTCAACATGCTCATTTTCCTGTTCGTCTTCAAGATCTTTTATATCAATAATCTTTACAGCAACAAGTCTCATTACGCTTCCCCCATCTCTTTTTATTACCGTATCCCTTTTTCCCGTATGCTTAATTAATTCTCGATTAATCGCCCATGCTGAAAAGGCTTTTCTGGAGAATCCGTTGTTCCTTAGGAGATTTTCAAGAGGTTTCGGATAAAAATATACATATACATCTCCATACTCATCTGGTGTTTCCTTAAATCCCCACTGATCGCAACTGAATTGCGCATCAAAGTGCTGCCCGTACACAGAAAGACTTTCGATGATAAATTCATAGCATCTCTGTCCTTCCGATACGTCTTTCTTGCGTGTAGGTATGTCCACAACATCCTCGACTGTCAGCTCACGTCCATCCTTAAATATGAAATCTGTAGCTAATTTGTCAGCCAGTAGGAGCGTGGATATAGCCATGACCTGTTTTGCCGGAAAATTATATCCATCAAAGCCCTTTTCAATCTCAGACTTCATTTCTTTTAACTCATCCGGTGTAAATTTTTTAAGATTTCCAACAAATACTCTTCCAGCAAAACCATAATTTTTCATTACAGTGCTGTTAATCTCTGCCGGATTCTCGTAAATATCCTCGCAACACTCAATTTCAACAATTCTGTTGATTGCTCCACCGGAATCTGCAAATTCTGAAATAGGATTCTCGCCGTTGCAAATGGTTACATTACTCCATGTATTCTCCTTAGCTGCTCCGAGGTCCTTATTTGATCTTCCTTTCCCTTTACCGGAACAGAGATTGTAAATCAATGTTTCGTAGTTGTCCCGAATATATTGAGAAGCGTTCTTGGAGTCATCGAGGATCATCGGAAAGTTATTAAGCATGTCTGCCCTTGTCTCCAATGACGTATCTGTTGACCGGAAATTCCCAACGTAGGATCCTGGAGACGGGTTTCCCCAGATAGATGCAGCTATGTTGATCGTTACTGTCTTGCCGCCGCCTGTCTGTCCATAGAAGTCTACGATGAACGGCAATGCATCAAGCGGTTGTACAAGCACACTTGCAAAAGATGCTGCCAGTGCTATTCGTGGTTCTAATCGTCCGCACGATCGTAACTGTTTAGCCAGAGTCACCCACTTGAAGTAGTCTCCACTTTCCTGTATACTCTGGAATAGTGTTTTAAAGCGGTATTCGCCGTCAAAGACGATTGAAAGGTCGTAAGGTACAAATACATTGCCATGCCACCCTAACTTGCTCGTAGAGTGCCGTATGTCGATCATATCGGCATTGTACATTTCAACGTCCGCCAGATACTTCACAAGAAGCCTTGCATTCTCCGAGTTGACCTGCACACCGAACCTTGCAAGATTAGTTATCGCCCTGGAAGTCACAATGTCGATTTTTGGAACAGTTATTTCTGTCCAGCATCCATCTCTTTTAAAAGCCACTGTGATCTGTTCTTCGCCTGTTTCAATATTTTTCAGTCGACGTATCGGCATGATTGGATGGTGACATACAAGTTCTCTCGCCTTGGATGTTTCAGAAGAAAATATTCCGTTTTCTGTAGCTATCCAGCTGCCACAAGCCATGTTTGGATATTCTTTTCCAATATCATCCTCATAAAAGTTTGTGATATTTTCAACTAACTGCATAGAACGATTTACTTTTTCTTCTTTTTCCTTGTCCTGTTCTGCTTTCTGGAATTCTTTTATGAATTCCTCGGCTATGCTTTTTGCTCTTACACTCTTCGCCCTGTCCATTAACTTAAATTTAGTTTCCGAACGGTCGATTTTACTTTTTATTGAAAAAAGTTCTTCATACAGTTGCTTCTGCATAAAATCATTTGCTTGCAAATTTTCAATATTTTCAAGAATGCTTCTCACCTCCTGCCTTAGCTGACAATATTTCATATCTGCTTCTTTCTTTTTCAAGGTTGAACTGGCACATATACCACTCTTCTGAACCAGGAGGGAAGGTTTTTAGCGCTGTTTCGTACATAAGTATGTTCTTTTCTACCTGCTCAAGCTCATTAGGATCCTGAGCGGGATTACATTTTTTTAATTTGATATCTCGCACTTCGTGTCTAATCTGGTTGCGGCTTTTACCTTTTTTTGATACATAAGTACCGCCCAGCTCAATAAATGCAGTGCTAAAAGGGACGGATTCGTATTGCATCACGAAATCAAACACATCACCGCCGATTCCGCAGCCGAAACAATAAAAGGAATCATCGTAGATCTTACATGACGCTGACTTTTCCTTGTGAAAAGGGCAACATATAAAACCGGCTCTATTTGGCTTAAGCCCATATCTAGAAAGAATCTCAGGCATTTTCACTGATTGCTTGATTTCATCTTTTGTCATGACAACAACTCCACTATTCGCCGTCCAGTCTCTTCTTTTGTACAGAATTCAAATCGGACGCCGTATTTATCTCTGATTGTGCAAAGAGACTTATATAGCTGACAGCCGTCAACAGCCTTATCGGATATTACAGTTTTTACTTTTTTGCCGTTTATTGTCCTCCAGATAACTTTGTGTTTTCTTGGATTCTCCCAAAAATATACATCACCAACAGATTTAATATCTGGACCATGCTCGCATAGGATAATTAACTGTATACCTGCTTCACGCGCCCTAATCAGCTCCGCTTTAAATCTTTCATGCTGCTGGCAGACATTATTTACAAGCTCTTGTAAATCCTTTTTGCGGTCAATACAGAGCTTTGCATTATCCAGCGACTGATAATCTCCGCAATATAGTTTGGAGCGAAAATACTGTACTCCAAGTCCGTCAAACTGATCCTGAATCCGTTCCCATTCTGATTTATGTTCCCTTGTGTCCACTTGTATAACCATTAAAACCACATCCTTTTAATTGAATGGAAGCTCTTCCTGTACACTATCTGGAATATTCATAAAGTCCGTACCTGCCGGATTCGCTCCCATGATAGCTTCTTCTTTCAGATGATCGTCATACGCTTTTGTGGTACGCTCTTCTGGAATATCTGCATCTTTGATCCCTTCCAGGCTGCGGAACCATGCAAGCTTGTGGCGTTTCACTTCTTTATTGTCGTACCAGTCTTTCTCCAGACGGAAGATGCCGCCGATCAGTTTTCCCTTAAACTGCTGTCCGAAGTTGTCACCCCACTTAACAGCAAAGCCCGGATTTGACTTTTCTACGCATGTGATAAATGTTTTAAGGTTGCGGACACCATAATCTACACTCTCGTCAATGACCATGTAGTTTGTGCCTGCATTCGGGTATTTCTTGTCTGGACGAATATCGTTCTCAAACTGCTTCATAAAGTAACCCGCCTGTTCGTCTCCTTCTGCGAAATCAAACAAGATAACAAGCATATCAAGTCCACCCTGGGATTTTTTCTCTGATACCTGCTTAATAACCATCTTGTGTCCGCCAAGAGCAATCGGTTCAAATTCTCCTGCTGCCTGTGTTGTGTCATAGCTATTTGGTTTCTGCATTATTGTTTTCTCCTTTTCCTAATTCGTAATAGTCTCTAATGATCTTGTCTACTTCTGCGAGATCATTATCAATAGTTAAACTGTCAAACATTCCGATCGGAGACTTACTTACTGCTCCCTGGCTGGACTGAGTGACAAATAAGTGTTTTCCGCTTTCTTCAATACAGCGAAGAACGATGGTAAAAAGACCTTCCAAACAAATTTTTTCATCAAGTAGCTTTCCTATGGTCTTTGGTTTCACATCTCCAGAATCATCCTTTTCTTCGTGCATCATCATATATACGATCTTGTCCTGCGGTACTTTCGTGACGATAAACTGGATAAGATTCCAGAAATAGTCTCCAATATCATTGTACAGAGCAAACACTGCATTGCCTTTTCCGGCAGAAGCATGCCCTCTCATAAAGTGATTAGTGATAAGATAGCCTGCATCATCAATAACAATTGACTCTGCTTTTGATGCGATCAGGCACTTCATTACCTGCTGGTAATCATCCGTAAACCATCCGTCAATCTTTCCTTTAAACGGAAGTGGTTTATTCAATACTCTAATAAGGTTCCAGTCAGAATTCTGGCAGTTTCTCAAACTGGTACTCTTGCCAGAACCAGATTTTCCAATAATTAATACTGGTGTTGCCATTGCTATTCCTCCTTGTCATAAACCACATGCTTGCTGCCCTCAACGATCAGCAAACTTGCAATATCTTTCATTGATATGGTTGATTCGTTATAAATCTCAACCAGTGCGTTGTACGCTTCCGGCGAAACTTTCACGACAGGGTTATCCTTATCGGTTGCCGGCTGCTTCTTCCTTGCCGGAATACGGATTTCAAATTCACTCACTAATACTTTCCTCCTTATATGATTTCTGAGCCGTTAAAAGCCCATTTAAGGCTTGTACGTAGCTTGCCAATGTTCTTGCCTTATATGATTCCTCTATCGGATTATCCGGCACAATAGCAAGCTGGGTGTCGATTAATCTAACAATCTCATTAATGCGCTCTTCCATGTTTACACCGCCTTAAAAAAGCAATACACATTGTCAGAACCATCCCCTCTCACCGGATTTTTTTCACCATTCGAAAATACTCCGCCGGCACAGTGATACTCGAGATGATTCAGATACATGTCCGGGTTTTCCCAATCAAGAATGTACGCTTTCCGCCTGTTCAGCTCCCCCAGAAGCTCGTTCGCCGTTGTTATCAGTTCCATTGTCGGCAGGAGCTTCAACTCCATCTGATTCAACATTTAGCGTACACCTCCCATCTATTAAGAGTCTAAGAAGATGTGCTTTTGCAAGCTTGCACTGCTCGGCTGATTCCTCTTTAAGCAATTCATTATCAAAATAGATTGTATAAATGCCATCCATTTCCTTTCTAGGCTCCCACTTTGAATTCATAATGCAGATAATGCAAGCATGTACATGCGAAGTGATGTCAAACGAAACAAAATAATCTGTTTCGTTCGAAACTCTCCACGCTAATTCAAAAAGCTCTTTGATTTCTTTTTCAAACATTTCCGCTCTCCTTTCTTAAAGTAGTGCTAAATACGTAAACAATGCGAATACGATACTTGCCAGGACTTGCTGCAAGTTCTTCTCCCACATCCACACCGGAAGAAAAGTAAGCAGAACCCCAATAATCGCACTGACTACGATATCCTTTCTGTTCTGTCTGGGTGATTTCATTCTTTTTCCCTCCAAAAAGAAAAAGATTACAGACTGTAAGCAATATACCAGAAGATATTAGTAATGATTAACAGCGCGGTAGTCAAAAGCCATGCACTGAACCACTTCTTAGTCTCTCTCTTTGCTTTTTTCACGATTTCGGTAGCTAGCATTGTTTCCAAATCGTTCCATGTAATCTTTTCGTTGTTTGTTGCATTTTTTTTATTTTCCATGTTATTTTCCTCTCGCTTAATATTGACTTTTTAGCGGATAGAGGATTATAATTTACCTGTATCCACTAAGGTTGGTTTAGTGGCTTACTGCTCCGGGGTGGAGGTACCGACTCCCTCCGGGGCGCTTATGCCAAATTTGCTTCTTTTCTTCTGTAGTAGTCCAAGATAATTCTTGAGCATTCATCGACAATCCTTTGATTGTCCTCAGCTGTGTTGTCTTTGCAGTAATCATCATGTATTCTGATTACCCCAGATCCCTTTTTGATTGTTTTGATTACTGCCATTGCAATTCCCCCCTTCTACGATAGATTATGATGCTTCTTCTATTTTGCTTCTTCTGCAAAATGTTTCTCCATGAGATCGGCAATCATCAAGTATTCTTCGGCGATTTTGCCTTTTCTGGTATTTTTCACCTGTTCGCAGAACTCTGGAATTGTTCCATAGAAGCAGCCGCAAGACACTTTAACTTGTTTGTCCTTACATCTGAAGAATGTAGTTGTGCGGAATTGAGTACCGAATCCATGAATAGTTGCGTAATCTGCATTGTCGGACACCTCTGCATTGCCGGACACCCATGCATTGTCGGACACCTCTGCATTGCCGAACACCCTTGCATTGCCGGACACCCATGCATTGCCGAACACCCATGCATTGCCGAACACCCTTGCATTGCCGGACACCTCTGCATTGCCGAACACCCTTGCATTGTCGAACACCTCTGCATTGTCGAACACCCATGCATCGCCGGACTGGTTTACATTTTCTTCTTTTTCTACCCATCCGCCAGTTTCTCCAGTTTTTACAACTCCAAATGAAACGAGCGCCTTGATTCGGAAAAGTTTCTTTCCGAAAATGTTAATTTTGGTTTCTGATGTTAATTCAAATTTCTTCATTTTCTTCCTCCTCTTTAATTACTGTGAAGTTGCAGTTTCTTTCTTATCTGATTCTTGCTCCAGATTATTCTAAGAAAAAACTTTCCGTCTTCTTCTCGAATAATGTCTTGCCATTCAGATTAGCTCGAATCTCATATTTATGATCTTGATATTGACTCTCTTGAAGAATCTGGGCTAAAATGTCGTTTGGAGTAACCAATTGACATGTAAAAGTAGCTTGCGGACATTGAAGTTGTGACTCAATATCTGATATTCTCTTTTCAAGAGAACGAATCTTTTTCCTGGTTGATTTGCTCAACTGTTTTCACCTCCCTACCTTGACTTTTTATATTTGTTCTCCTATCCTGTAAGTACAGGCACTGGCATGCTGAGTATTGAGGAAAGGAGACGAATATGGTTGAAACAATTACACGACTGTATCATTGCCACAAGATTCACAAGCATGTGACTGTTTATGAAGAGTATGAGGTTTCTGGTAACAGTCGCCGCCTATTGCGGTGCTCATGTCCATATCATCAATACACGGAAATGAAGCCGCACTGTGATGGGTATAATGATCATGGTTTTCAATGTGGTTATGCAAAAAATCAATAACCAAACTCACTAACTCATCTGGTCGCTCGCTGGGCGATAGGTAACAGTAAAGCCGCAGATCACAGTTGCAACAGTCTCCACCAGATTCTTTGCAGTGCCGACTGACGGCTTTATTAAATTGTAATGCGTCCATTTACGCTCCTTTCATATTTGTTTTTATGAACTCTTTTCACTTTTACTTTCTTCTTTCTCTTTTTAGTTTTGAACGAAGATTTCTTTCCAGTAAAGTGTGTAAAATTATTTGCTCCCATTATTTACCACCTATTTCTCTACGAAATAATTTCTTTTTTTGATATGTACTCACTCCCTTTTTATGCTATACTCTCCTTTGGAAAGGAGGAATTTGCTATGCCCGATAATTTTGGTTTAAGTTACAGTGAACTTTCAGAAATCCGTACTATAAATTCAGAACTGGCAGCACACAATATTGCTTTAGCTTATATCCAAGCAACTGCACAAGTTAATAAATTAAACAGCGAAGATGAAGTTAATTCTTCTGATGTACTGTCACTGTCCAACCAGTATGTACAAGCCTATAACTATGCTTATAATTTTGTCGTTCATGAAAATAAGATTATAAACGAGGCTGAATAGTATTTATTAAGGTGTCTTGACTCCGCTTATACATTTCTTCCATAACAAAGTCCAGATGCTTACGGGCAACTTTGCTTTCTGCGATTGTCAATTCTCCCATTGCCATTACGCAATTTTCTACTGCCTTGAGAATCTTTTCTTTATCATATCCAAGCATCTCAAAAGCATAGTCCGTAAGTCCGGCGATTGATTTTCCTTCCATCTTCATACACTCCTTTCTACTTAACTTCTGGCAACCTTGGTTCAAGAAACTTATGAACTTTCTTTCTGTGCCTTACCAGAATCATCTGGCTTATTCTCTGAAAAACTTTCCGTCTTACCGAGAATATATCCCTTGTCAAACTCTGACATATTAGGAATCACTTCTTTCAGCTTTTCAACGATTCTTTTTTCTTTTTCAGACATGCACTCACTCCTTTCTTGTGATATACTCTCCTGTGAAAGGAGAGATGTTATGGAAATTTCTGGTTCACAAATCAAATTGTTAAAACGTCTTTATAAAACTGATATACTGTTGTCTGATTTTTCCGATTCAGAAAAAGGAGAAATAGAATATCTTGGGAAACGCGGGTTCATTAAATACAGTAAAGAAGATACCGATTCTAGAATCGCACCAACCATTGTCTGCATTCAGTCAGCCGGAAAAGCTTTTTATGATTCTTATGTAAGAGACCGCAGACGGTGGTATATCCCTGTTGTCCTGTCCATTGTTGCCATAGTAATCAGCTTATTTGCACTGTACAAATCAGGACAGGTAATCAATGTTTACATTGACGAAAACAAAATGAATACGGTCACAGCTGAGAATCCTCCAGCAAATGCAGATAACAAATAGGGGAAATTCGGATATCTGTAAATGATTGGTAATCCGTCACCATACTTTCGCAATGCTCTGTGTGCTTGTCTAGCCATTTTCCCACGTGAATAATGAGGGTCACTGTTTATGGAATCCAGAATTTCCCATTTTGTCATGCTGTCATATTTTGACGGTGTTCTGTGGAACATTTGTTGTCACCTCCATCTGCCCTGCCTCGTCAGCACCGGTGGGGCGGTTCCGGTGGACGGTCATTTCTGGCCTCTCTTTTCCTTGTCTCTTAATGCAATTGCGTAGGTTAAAGACATCATTAAATCGGTTTCATCAAGGTCTAACAAAGCAGAAAGTCCATCTTGCAGGAAATCATATTCAGATTCTTCCACACTTTTCTGTTTACTTTTCTCCTCTGCCACACCGAGCATATATCCGAGGTCAAAATCATCAATATATTTAAGTAATGGAATCAATTTAAAGATAACTTTCTGCTTTTCACTGATAGAAAGTGGTTTTTTAGGTATTGGATTTACAAGCTCCATAGTTTTCTGCTCATCAGCTCTTTTCTTTAATTCAGAAACAGCAATGTCGAAAGAAATATTAAAATATTCTCTTCCAAGTGCATTCGGAACCCTGTCTTCGCAAAACATCATGTGCATTTCATGCTCTAATTTGAAAGCATTTTCAATTTCGTTTGTTGAAAAGATTCGATTTACTTTGTATGGAATCTGTGTTGCCCTCTGTTCGACATTTCCAGATACGCCGATTTTTACGAAATCACCACAATCCATGACATATACTTTACGCTTCAACTATACACTTCCCCTTTCAAAAATTCAATCTAATTGAATTTATTTGGTACAAAAATAAAATCCATAGGAATACCGGAAAGTTCACTCATTTTTCTAAGCTGTGATAATGTCGGTTCTGTCTTTCCTTTTTCCCAATTAACGACAGTAGTATTGGAAATACCGAACATTTCAGCCCATTCTTTCTGATTGTACCCAGCGTTCACACGAACCGCTTCCAATGAAATCTTTGGCATTTACTCATCTCCTTTCTTAACTTCTGGGTTCATTATAATTCAGTTTAATTGAATTGTCAACACCAAAATTCAAAATAATTGAATTTGCTATTGAATTTATTATAAATATGATGTACAATACAAAATGTAAGGAGGAAAAGAACCATGACAACTGAAGAACAGAAAAGAATCTTCTCAAACAATCTAAACAAGTACATTTCACTAAGCGGAAAGCAACAAAAAGAAGTTGCAGAAGCAGTCGGAACAAATCCATCCACTTTTAATATGTGGTGTAAGGGCAACTCAATGCCAGGGACTGGAAAAATCAGAGCTTTGGCGGATTATTTCCGAATTGGAATGACAGACTTAACAGATTTAAAGGAAAAGCAAGATCCAGATATTGAATTTGGAAACGTAGTAACAAAAATCGAGCAGTCAGATCCTCGTTTCAAAAAGATTATTCTTGAATACGATAATCTGCCGCCCGACAAAAAAGATTTGTTATGTGATTTTTTTGAGAAGTTTATTTTCTAGTGTGCAAGGGTAGGAATTATTTTCCTGCCCTTTCTTCCTTATAAGCCCTTTTTACGCACCCGTAAATAAATTTTATCATTGATTCACTATGTATTTTCTGTATCATTTCAATAATTTCCTTCTTGTAATCCATTTTCCGTCCCTCCCAATATCGCGCAATCAAGAACATTTGTTCTCTTTTATTTCATTATACCCTCTTTTTAGCGATATAGAACGGACTGGATCGATCATGCTTCTCGCCCTCTGCTTAAACAGTACGCCCTCCTTTTGCCTTGAACGATTAAAAAAGAAATGGCATTTGCATTCCGCAGAAATATTGTTGCTTTTCTTCACAACAAATGGCTGCCGCTCTGCTTCAGATACAACCGCCTGTGTATAATTATGTATCACATATTGATTGTTGGCACTTGCCTTAATAATCACTTCAGAATCTGTCAGATCAATGCTCTCGCACAGCGGCGCATGAACAAGAAATGTGAGCATTATCCCAAACAGAAAAAATATAACAAGCTTTTTTATTCCTTTCATAAAATCCCTCCAAAATTAGTTTATATTATACTCTCAATATAACAATTATACAATATCTCAATCTTGCACAAATTTTCTTACATTAATGCTGTATTTGACGAAAATCGAGAAAATTCTACATTTCCCAACCAAAAAAGAACTGAGGAGCTAAGTCCCCAGTTCCATTTTTTTTAAGATATAAAATCACTATTGTTATAAGATTTATTTTTTACAACGACTTTTACTTTTTTACTGATTTTCCCAGCTTTTACAGTGATGTAAGCCGTTCCTTTCTTTTTAGCAACTACTTTGCCTTTTTTATTTACAGTTGCAATCTTTTTATTAGATGATTTGAAACTAATCTTATCAGCTGCATTAAATGGAGTCTTACTTGCCTTTAAAGTAAAACTTTTTCCTTTTACCAGATTAACCACTGTTTTATTTACCATCAATTTAGTAGTTTTTACCGCCTTACTCTGTACGGTAAGATTGATATTTACAGTAAATCCGCTTGCTAGTGTTGCTGTGAGAGTAGTCTTTCCTGTTTTCTTCAGAGCTGTTATTTTAAATGTTCCATCCTGTTTGATGTTGCTGATTTTTACGAGCTTTTTATTTTTAGGAATAACCGTTTTTAAATAATCTCCTTTTGCCATACCAGTAATTTTTACAGCGGATGTATTTTTCCCTTTTTGCAGAATAACACTTTTATAATTAACGTCTCCTGTTGGTGTTAAAGTGTCTCCGTACTTAACTTCTCTTGATCCGCACCGTAAACAATACCTGGCCATCTCTAATCTGGACATTACGGTTGCTGTTTTTTCAGTTTCCCAATCACTCCATTTATGCCCTAATGCTTGCGCTAAGACCTGTCCACATTCAATGCATTTCTGTGATTCTGTACAGGTTGCTTCTGTTCCAGGAGTGTGATCTCCGCTCTTAACAAGAATAGCTCCACACACCGTACACTTTTGAGGTTTTGTACATGTTGCTTTTATTCCTGGCTTATGTCCTAGTGCGGCTGTTAGAACTTTCCCACATTCCGTACATTTCTGTGGCGTGGTACATGTTGCAGCTGGTCCCGGCTCATGCTGCCCGATTGTGCATCCGCTTACAGTAGGTACTGGAACTTTTACATCGTACAGATCAGCAACCTCGACACTTTTAGAATGCACAATTCCTTTATTATAAAAATTTCCTCTTGGATAATATACAATTTGTCCATCAACCATATGTGATGCTCTTTTTTCCAGAACATTATTATTGTAATAGTTACGGCAATAAACATTACCAGATACATTAATTGTTCCATAATTATAAAAACTTCCGAGAATATACAAATTGCCCTTAACAGTTAAATCACCGTAAAATGTATAAGTGGCATTATCCCCAATATACATGTTTCTCGCGACAGCTCTTCCACTATACTCCATGATGTCATTGTTTGTTACAAAATCCCCCTCTTCTGTAGTTCCCATTGATACATTGATCCTGGATGCATATACAGGAGCTGCTGCGCTGATTCCAGCCAGAAGCATAATTAATAGTAAACATTTTTTTATCTTTTTCATGTTAGCTTTCCTCCCTTTGTTTTGATTATATTATACTATTGCAGTTAGGAAAAAGATAGATGGATTTTTGCTGAAAGCTTTTATATTTACTTATGTTTTGTTACATGTTATTATATTTTTACACAAAAAACCGACTCCTGCGACCAACAGGAACCGGTTTAATAAATAAGATAATCTCGGAGAAAATCTTACCTACACCATAATTATATCATCTCCTGGATTATCACACAAGTAAAAAAAGGAGAATGATAAAATGAATGAATCAGTATGCATCTATCTAAGGAAATCCAGAGCCGATCGGGAAGCTGAAGCACACGGAGAGGGTGAAACTCTTGCCAGACATGAACGGATCCTGTTAGATATTGCAAAGAAAAAAGAGTACATTGTGGGCGCAATTTACCGCGAAGTGGTATCCGGAGAAACTATTGCCGACCGTCCTGTCATGCAGCAACTCCTTCACGAAGTAGAATCCGGCATGTGGGACGGTGTTTTGGTTGTCGAAGTAGAGCGTCTTGCCAGAGGTGACACAATCGACCAAGGCATTGTATCAAGGGCTTTCCAGTATTCTGACACGAAAATTATTACCCCCACAAAAATATATGATCCAAACAACGAATTCGATGAAGAGTATTTTGAGTTTGGGCTTTTTATGTCCAGACGTGAATATAAGACTATCAAGCGCCGACTGAACGCCGGAAGGATTTCATCAGTAAAAGAAGGGAAATACTGTGGTAACAAACCACCTTACGGATACGAAAGAGTAAAACTTGAAAAAGAAAAAGGCTATACTCTCCAACCTGTTCCGGCTCAGGCTGAGATTGTAAAAATGATCTACACCTGGTATGCCGGTGATGGCTGCGAACAAATCGGAGTTGCGAAGATTGCACGGAAATTAAATGAAATGGGAATAGAATCTGCACTGGGCGGTGACTGGACTCCTGCCAGTATACAGGGAATTCTGACAAATCCGGTATACATCGGAAAAATACGATGGAATGGGAGAAAAACAGTGAAGACTATACAGAATGGTCAAGTAATTAAGACACGCCCTCGATCAAAAGATACTCTTATCTGCGAGGGATTGCATCCAGCTATTATATCGGAGGACCTGTTTAACTCCGTACGGGAAATTCGAAAAAAGAACCCACCTCGCCCAATCAGTATAAAAAACTCAATCCGCAACCCGCTTTCCGGAATTGTCTATTGCAGCAAATGTGGTCGCGCCATGGTTCGCCGCCCCTATCAGAAAAGCAGCCAGGAAGATACCCTCATGTGTCCATATACGTCTTGCCCCACAGTAAGTAGCAAATTGTCTCTGGTTGAAAAATCTGTGATTGATGGAATTAGGGAGATTGTGGAGGAATATAAGTTAAACAATGATATTAATATATCTTCAAAGGCTATTGATTGCGGAATAACTTCTAAGCAGAATCTTATACACGAAAAAGAAAACGAGCTGGAAAGCTTAAACGCCCAAAAAGCAAAACAATATGACCTACTCGAACAGGGCATCTATACCACAGAGGTTTTTCTTGAACGTGCCAAAACAATAGCCGCATCTATCCAGTCATGCTCCGATACTATAGAAAAATTAAAAGAAGAAATCAAACATGAGCAGAATATTATAAAGCAACAATCAGATTTTATTCCTCGTTGCGAAGAACTGCTTGATAACTATTGGAGCCTTGATACAGAATCGAAAAATAAAATGCTTAAGAGTTTAATCGAAAAGGTTACTTACTCAAAAGATACCAAAAACGCTTATGGAAAAGGCAACGAGATTGGTTTTCAGCTCGACATTTTCCCGAAAATCCAGAAGAATAATTAATGATATCTTCTATGTACTGACGAACTGGCTCATTGATGTTGTCGGTAATTAAAAAAAGAAATTCCCGGGGGTAATTCCCCGGGATATTTTTACTGCTTCTTAATATATTTTGCAGATACAAAGCCATAATACTTTCCTGCAATACGGATATAATACCACTTACTACCGTTTTTATCTTTCTGGGTAAAATTCATTACTTCCACTTCATTTCCCTGGTTGAGCTTTGGGTATTTTTTGATGTTCGGGTACTCAGTCCCAGCCCATGTACGCACATTAAGCACAGTGGCGGTTACATTCCCCTTGAAAAGCACCTGTGTCTTATCCTGTTTTCCTGTAATAGTAGCGGATGCGGGGCCACCCTCCTTTGCCAGATATCCAGTCCAAATCCAACCAATACCAATTCCAGAAACTTTAACATGCGTCCATTTTCCACTTACTTTTCCATCAATATCAACAACAGTATCTTTATCAATAGAACCCATTACATATCCATTCGGTGTCTCACGGACGTATAAATCGTTCACAGTCGCTATTCTAGTTCCTGTCTTTTTCCATGTGGCAGTATCTTCATAGGATTCCCAATCAATCCAAACATATCCGTCGATTGCTGGATCGTTGATGGAATAGGACTTATTGCGAACCGCTCCGCCATTTGCCACCACGCCAGCTACACTAGAAGTATTTCCCTCGTTGGTATTAATTTTGGAGCTGGTTAAGCTCTGTACATCTCCAATATGGGAGCCATTTCGGAAAATCGGAAGTGCGCCAAGTTTTGGAGTGGTATGCCATGTGCCCTGTTTTTTCGACCAGTTTTTTACGCTCTGACAGTTATAAAAACCACCACCCATGATTTTGAGGGCATTTGTGATTCCAATTACTTTTACCAACTTCCAGAACTGAAATTCCGCGCACCACGGCTGTCCCTGGCATCCTGGCTGCCCCCAACTATTTACATCTCTTGCAAATTTAGTGTAATTGTTATATCCTGCATTTTTCTTAAAATCATCCAGATAGGCATTACTTTTCTTTTCAAGGTACCCGCCGTTGGATGCGTAATAATCACCAAGGTTTAAAAATTCCTGTAATTTGCTCATTATATCATTCCTTTCATATTGATAAGTACATGATATAACAAGCAATTGTGAATTTCAGCCCCACATTTTTATATAATATAGCTGTACCCTTTGTGGTGATTGGAGTTGGACTTTTTGTTTGGTAGATGGGAGTCCAACTCCCTTTTTGTTGTTGTGATATACTGATTATATCATGTATTATCTTTTGCGAATAGAGTTTTTGCGATTTTATTTATTTTTCGCTA